ACTAGCCTTGATATACTGGGGTTGATAGTCCCTAATTTACCCTTCTTTATATTAAATTAAAATCATACCTGCCTACTATAGAGAAGGGTGGAAAAGGAGGGACAACCTAAGATACCTGAAGAAACTTTGAAAATAGATACTTCAGAAATAAATAGAGAACTAAAAGAGCATAAGAAATAGTACTGAATGATTATATATTTAAAAAGAAATAGATACTAAAGATAATCCTAAAGATAACTTAAAGACCTTAGTAAATAAGACCTTTAAGAAACTTTAGGATAGTAACTAAAGGTTATTAAACTAGGATGAGTACTTTTAGGGTGGAACTTTAGATACTAAAGACCTTTAGACTCTAAGGTTCTATATAAATTAGAAACCTTAGCTATTATAAATTAGCCTTGCTAATATAAATAGCATAATTAAAAAATCATACCCGCCTACTATAGAGAAGACCCTTTATTAATTATATTTTAAAACTCAAGTTGAGCATAACTAGCTGTGCTAGTACAACTAGTTATGGTTATGCTCCTCTCTCTCCGGCTTCTTAATAAACTGGAGAGAGGAAAAAATTTCTCATTGTCTAGTTTCATTTTAAAGCTAGCTATTTACAATAGTAAGGGGAAGGAGGTAGTATTATTTATGACTTTAGATTATTACATTGTAACTAAACGTGGAGTTGTTCTGAAGGACACCAAAGAAAATCGAAAGCAAGCTCATGAAATTATTAAAGATTATTAGAGCAAAAAGCTAGTATTACTAGCAAAGGCTAGTGAGGCTAGCACAGCTAGTGAGGAGGAATAAATAATGATGCATGATGCAGTAATTTTATGGTATTCCCTATGTGAAGCTGTTGACCAATTACAACAAGAAGGAATAACTTTTCAGGCTCACCCAGATTACTTAATGGATAAATGGCATAACACCAATTTGCAGGAAAGAGTAAAATCAGAGGTAAATGAAGACGGAATAACAATTAAAATAGAAAAAGAAGCTATTAAGAATAGTGAGGCTAGCACAACTAGTGAAAAGGGAAAGAAAAAATGACAACAAAAAAATAAAGCTAGTAGGACTAGCAAAGGAGAGATAAATAATGGCTAAAAAAACTTATGAGAAGATTACAACCCCAACAGGGAGAGCACAATACCCATATTTGAATGTACCAGACACTAAATTTAAGGAAGACGGAGAATATAAAGTTGATTTAATGTTAGACAAAGTTGAAGATGCTCAATTTTTAGGAGATATTAAAGCTAGAGCAGAAAAAGCCGTAGAAAAAGCGAAGGTTCAACTTAAGAAGAAAAATAAACATAATAAAATTAAAAACCTTAATTCTTATGTTCCTTATGAAGAAATATTTGATGATGAAGGTGAAACAACAGGGGCAGTAAAAGTTAAATTTAAGACTAAAGCTCAATATAGTAGAGATGATGGCACAGTGATTAAAATGTCTCCAGACCTTTTTGATAGTCAAGGAAAAGAAATAGATAGAGATGTAGTAGATATTTATGCAGGTTCTAAATTAAGATGTAACTTTACCCCTACTAGTTTCTATAGTCCAGCGAGTAACATGGCTGGAGTTTCTTTAAGATTGAATGCAGTCCAAGTTATTGAATTATCTGAAGGCAGAGCGGAACAAGCTTCATCTTATGGTTTTGGTAGTGTAGATGATGGTTTTTCTGTTGAAGAGACTGATTTTGGTTCCTCTAGTTCTTTAAATGATAATAGTAAGAATAGTGATGAAGGAGACTATAATTTCGAAGAAGGAGATTTTTAATGACCTATGGAAATTTTACTAAAAAAGAGAGCTCTAAGAAAGCTAGGGCTCTTAAATATGGTTATCGTTCTGGTTTAGAAGAAGATGTAGCAGTGCATCTTAAGGAAACTATAGGCTATGAGATACCCTTTGAAACTTTAACAATTAACTTCGAACAACCAGCTAAGATGAGAAGATATACTCCAGATTTTCTGTTGCCTAATGGAATCATTATAGAAACTAAAGGTAGATTAACAGTGGATGCTAGAAAGAAACATTTATGGATTCAGGACCAGCTCCCAGAATTAGACTTAAGATTTGTTTTTAGTAATCCTAAGGTTAAGATTTATAAAGGTTCTAAAACTAGTTATGGAGACTGGTGTCAGCAATATGGTTTTAAGTTTGCTAAGAAACTAATACCTAAAGCTTGGATAGAAGAGGAACCAGTAAGGGGTTCTGATAGTGATATTTTAAAGATTGATGGAGTAGAAGAGAAATAAAATTAAAGAAACTGAGGAGAGTGTTATTAATGTTAGAACAACTAAAAAATAAACTTGGATTTAATACTTCAGAAGGCTTAGAGGATTTCAAAGAAACTATAGAAAGGGATTATATTGATGCTCAAGTTTCAGCTTTATCCTCATCTTTATCTGACCAAATAGAGATTCATGAGAAAGATATTAATAAAATAGACAACTTAATGTCTGAATTAGAAGAGACACAGAAGGTTATGGTAGACCATAAAGAGAATTATCAGAGGTTACTGGGTGTATTATACTAATGACCATTCAGGATAAGATTTTAAGGCATTTAAAAGGCACAGGGACTATCACAGCTCAGGAAGCTATGGTTGAGTATGGAACCCTAAGGCTCTCAGCTTATATTTATAATCTAAGAAAAGAGGGACACTCAATTAAGACTAAAAAGAAGCAATTGTATAATGGAAAGAATATAGCTAAATATGTTTTTATAAAAGATGAGACCAATGAGGCTAGCACAGCTAGTGAGGAGGAATTATAAGACCAATGAGGAAGGGAGGAGGAGCTAAGCTAAATGGATGAAAAGGGTGTCTTTATAAGACATGAGCCTTGTGAAACATGTGGAAGTTCAGATGCTAAAGCAATATATTCTAATGGTTCCGCCTTCTGCTTCTCATGTCAAACTTGGTTCCCTTCAGAACATGATGGGACAAATAAGAGAGCGAGGGGGGAATTTACTAAAGTGGAACATGAGACATCTTTAATAGAAATTCAATCAATCCAAAAACTAACAAATAGAGGTATTTCTCAGGAAACGGTAGAAAAATATAATTATGGAATTGGTATATATAAAGCTAGTCCTACTAGCAAAGGAGAACCAGTACAAATAGCATCTTATTATAACCAGAACAGACAGATTATAGCTCAACATATTAGAACTAAGGATAAAGAATTTAGATGGAGAGGTAATTCTAGAGGTGCTCTACAGCTCTTCGGCCAACATCTCTGGAGAAAGAATGGTAAACGCTTAGTTATTACTGAAGGTGAAATTGATTGTATGTCTATAGCTCAAGTATTTAATAATAAATGGGCTACTGTATCCGTTCCCAATGGAGCACAGAGTGCCTTAAAATATGTTAAACAAAACTTAGAGTTTATTGAAGGATATAAAGAAGTAGTTATTGCTTTCGATAATGATAAAGTTGGGAAAGAAGCTGCTCAAGAAGTAGCTGAAATTATAACAGCAGGTAAAGCTAAGATAGCTAACTTTCATCCTTTTGAGGATGCTAATGATATGCTTCAAAAAGGGGAAAGCTCTAAGATAGCACAAGTTATCTTTGAAGCTAAAGAATATAGACCTGATGGTATTGTAGCTGGTGTTGATGTATCTTATGAAGAGTTATTCGAAGAAGAGAACACATTCTCCTACGATATACCCTCTCAAAAATTAAATGATAAATTAAGAGGTTTAAGAAAAGGAGAAATTACAACTATCACTTCTGGTACAGGTATGGGTAAAACTACATTAGCTAGGGAACTAGGATACCTTTTGTTTAAAAACCATAACCAGAAGATAGCAACTATAGCTTTAGAAGAGAATTTTAAGAAGACTATAAAATCTTGGATAGCAATGGATAATAATGTAGCTCTTCCAGATTTCTTATTGGACCCAGAATTAATATCTGAAGAGAATAAAAAAGATAGTTTAGAAAATGTTATACATTCAGGAGATTTATTCTTTTATGACCACTTTGGTTCTTTAGAGGCTACTAATCTTTTAGCTAAAATTAAATTCTTTGGTGCAGGTGCTGAAGTAGATTTCATTATTTTTGACCATATTAGTATAGCAGTTTCTGGTATTGAAGGAGGAAATGAACGGAGAATTATTGATAACCTTATGACTAATTTAAGGTCTATTGTAGAAGCTACAGGAGTGGGTATAATTTTAATTTCACACTTAAGGAACCCTCAAGGACATCAAAAGTCTCATGAAGAGGGAGGCAGGGTTACCGCTAATCAACTTAGAGGTTCTGGAGCAAT